AATATGTTTTGGACAATAGTAATTGCGATAATCTTTGTACTTTATGTACTACCTATTCTAGTCAATATAGTTGTGATAATTTGTGAGTCTATTGATTGGAAGGTGTTTGGCACGGTGATTTTAGGGTTAATATGTGCTTTTGTGGCGATTGGTGTAATTTTGAGTGTTATATTTTAATGTATACAATACCGATAGAACTTAAAACATACAACAGAAGAGCCGATGGAAGCGTAAGTCTCAGGTGTGAGTCCTTAATCGAGGTTAGCAGTAGTGACATTGCTATTGTGGACTCATACCGAGGCAATACAGGCTTTGTAGTACTTACTGACACAATGGTAGGCAATGAAGTGGACTTGGATGTGGATGAGATTATTAAGAACCTCCCAGAGAATGATGCTATTGATAATTATAAAAGCCCTAGCAAGAGGCTAAGAGATGTGCTCTGGGTAGCCTCTAAGCAGAAGCTAGGGCATGAACCGACTAAAGAAGAGTTTGCAGACTTTTACAAAACCCAGTACGAGAAGTTGATAAACCACTATAAATTAAAATTAGACCCTGATATATGAAAACCATTGCAGATATAAGTTACGAAAACCGAGTGCATATCACGACCTTATACAAGCGACTTTCCACTAGGGGGATACCCTTTGAGTATGTGGACGGGGTCAAGGCTGTAGATGAGAAGTATATCCCAAGCTTATTGAAAGAGGGACAGAAGGGTCGTAGACTTTCCAGGGAGGATATGAAGAAATTAGGACTTGACAGGACGCCTTGACAGGACGCCTTGACAAGTCCGATTGAGTTTGGTAATGTAGTTAATAACTTTTGAAAAACTAAAATGCCCCAAAAGATTAAAGAGCAGGAGTCTCTGAGCAAAACGAAGTTAGGCAAGAAACTAGACGACGCCTGGAGTTTAGCAGTTAAGATAAAGGCAGGTTACAGGTGCGAGGTATGCGGGAAGCGATCCACCCTCAATTCACATCACATTGTAGGAAGAAGAAACAGAACGACCCGTTGGGATTTAAGAAATGGGGTCTGTGTTTGTGTTAAACACCACAAGTTTGGCATCGAGAGCTTTCATGAAGACCCCTTGTGGGCTAAAGAGTGGCTTGAAGATAAAAGGTGGGAAGATTATGCCTACTTGTACATGGTTAAAAATCAGATTAAGAAGTGGACTCTTGAAGATATGCAGGAGCAGTTAGTTAAATTGAAGAAGATAATTGACAAGGCATGAGACACTTCTGGTACATTGTAAGACATAAATGGTTTGTTATGATAGAGTGTTTTAAGGTTGGCTTGATATGGGAGGGGATAGTCCACGACTTAGACAAGTTTAGAATTGAGTATTTTGTTGCTTACAATAAATATCAAAAGAGAAAATTATTCAAGGCTCAACAGCCAGAAGAGTTGTATCCCAAAACTGGAGATAGGGGAATAAATAGGGAGATATTACGACATAGAAAAACAAGTCCACACCACTGGCAATATTACTGTTATGGGAGAAAACAACCTAGTCCTATGCCAGACAAGTATATAAAGGAAATGATTTGCGACTGGGTAGGAGCTGCTAAGGCAAGGGGAAGAAAGAACTTAATGGAGTGGTACTCTGAGGCTAAGGATTACATGATTTTTAATGAGGAGACAAAGGGAAAAGTAGATACTATGTTAAATAAATTTATCAATAAATAAAATGGGGGAGAAAAAAACAAAGCTCTTAATTACAGGAATGGCTGGGTTTGTAGGAAGTCATTTATGGGAGCATACCATGAAGACAACAGACTGGGATGTAATAGGCCTAGTAAAAATGGATAGGGCGGGAGACTTAAACAGAATACAGGAGACACTAAACGACCACCCTGAGTATTTATCAAGGACAAAGACTGTAAGGCACGATCTAAATGATAGTCTTAATACTGTACACAAACACATAGGGGAGGTTGATTATATTGCACACTTAGCAGCTTGTAGCCATGTTGATATTTCCATATCAGACCCAGTAGGGGTATTTAACAACAATGCTAAGACTACTGTTAATATGCTTGAGTACGCTAGAACTAAACAACCTAATCTCAAGAAGTTTATTTATTTTTCTACAGATGAGGTGTATGGTCCAGCTCCAGAAGGGTATGATTTTACCGAAGAGGACAAACTAAGACCGAGCAATCCGTATAGTGCTGGTAAGGCTGCTGGAGAGATGATTACAATGGCGTATGGAAAGACTTACGACTTCCCTTACTTAATAACGAATACCATGAACATATTTGGAGAAAGGCAAGACCCTGAGAAGTTGATACCTTTATGCATGAAGGCTATACAGGAGGGTAAGAGAATGACGATACACGGGACACCTGGGAATGTAGGAAAGAGACATTGGTTACATGCTAGGAATGCAGCAGACGCTGTTTTGTTCCTTTTACAGAATCCAATCATTCAAAGTAAGGTTCACATTGTAGGGGATATAGAAATGGATAATTTACAAATGTATAAATTAGTTGCCAAGTACATGGGTAAGGGAGATGTAGTAGAGGGTAGGGATTATTGTTATTTAGATTTCCATAGCACCCGCCCAGGACACGATAGCCGATATGCCATGAGTGGTAAGAGATTGGCCGATTTAGGTTGGGTTGCACCAGTTGATTTTGAAGATAGTATTAAAAGAGTTGTGGAGTGGAGTAAGGCCCACTCAGAGTGGATTAGTTAGTCATTGACAACGAGATAGGTAGGGGTTATAGTTAATATAATTTGCTTATATACTGCCCAAATGAATAAGACAGAGGCGAGATTTTGCACAAGTTCACAAGGAATTGGAGCATATCTACTGTGGCACTCCATATACCCTGACAGGGTCGCCGAACTGTCTCCCCTCCCGACGCTACTTTACTTCGGAGAGAAGGATTACGACGGGGTCATGCTTAAATACTGGAAAGGGGTGGTTATTCCTGCTTGTGAGTTTGGTGAATGTCTAGCTACCATACAGAGGGTACTCAAAGAGGGTCAAGTTGATACCGATTGGTTCTTTGATATGTGGGATGAGATATACGACATAAGGAGTGATTACAAGAATCGTGGGCAGTTAGAATTACTGGATGTGGTATAATTGAGTATGGGATGTAAGAGGAAGAAGAAGCGATAAATTACACAAGGGGACAGTGGTTAAAATGGCGGAAGGAAGAAGCGCTAGACCAATTTGATATAAGTTTATAGTAAACCCATAGAGGTTAACAATGAGTACAACTGAAACAGTACAAAAGAGCAAGGACAAGGCGATTATCACAGGTATAGATAGGGACTTTTTCAGACTATACTGTGAGGACAACGAGCAGCTTAAAAAGAGCATGGAGGAACTCATATACATTGGTACACACTCTCAGGACGAGAGGGTCCGTATAGATGTTCATAAGTACATCATATCCCAGTTAATTGGCAACCCTAAACAGGTGGCCGATATAACTTCAAAGGGCGAACAACTCAAGGCCGGTATATTTGTAGACTGGAGCGAGGATGAAGACATACAAACCCCATAAATATCAAAAGGCTTTTCACAGGTCTAAAGCTAGGTTCAGAACTCTCATAGCGGGTCGCCGTGGAGGGAAAAGCATAGCAGGTACAATAGAGGCCCTACACTGGGCTGATACTTACCCTAACTCAAGGGGAATGATAGTAGCCCCAACATACCCTATGTTAAAGGATGTCAATATCCCTATGTTTATGGATTGGGTTCCTGTACACACTATAAAGGCCTGGAACAAGCAGGACCACAAGATACAGTTCGTAAATGGTAGTGAAGTGGCATTTAGAAGTGGTGATAACCCGGACAGGTTAAGGGGTGTAGGTTTGGACTGGCTTTGGCTAGACGAGGCTTCATTCCAGGATAGGCAGGTGTGGGAAGTGGTATATCCAGCACTTACAGACAGGGGAGGGGTAGCATGGATCACAACTACACCACAGGGCTATGACTGGGTATACGAGGGATTTTACAAGCCTGCGATAGAAGGGCAGGAAGACTTTGAAACTTGGCGATATTCAACCGAGGAGAACCCTTACATTGATAGAAAGTTAATCGAGAAGGCTAAGGGCGATTTAAGTGAGGCTATGTTTAGACAGGAGTATCTAGCCAGTTTTGAGAAGTTTGAAGGACTGATATACCCTGACTTTGAGGAGGGTAAACATGTGATAAACATTCCGGAGAGAGACAGGCAGGATACATTCTTTGTTGGCTTAGATGTAGGTTGGAATCATCCAACTGCAATACTACTTATGAAAGAGGATATAGAACATAATCTTTATGTAGTAGACGAAGAGCGAAAGTCCCAGCTTACAGCCGTTGAGATAAGCAATCACCTTTCAGCCATTCTTACACGAAATGGGCTTAAACGAGACGATGTTAGCTCATATATCATTGACCCAGCAAGTAGGGGTACACAACAGACCTCAGGAATGAGTATGTACGACCAGTTGGCCGAAGAGGGATGGGGCTTTATTCCGGGTAACAACGATGTAATGGCTGGTATTAACAGGGTTACAAGGCTATTTAGGGAGAACAGGTTGTTTGTAGGTAGAAATTGTGTAATGTTAAAGGAGGAGCTTATGAACTACCACTGGCGAAAGTGGAAGGAGGACGCTGATAGTGACAGGGCTAAGCCGTTTAAGTTGAAAGATGACTTAGTCGATGTTTTAAGATATATAGTAATGAGTCGACCTGATTGGTTCGAGCATCCTAACTTGGACTTGTATGGTAGGATAATTGAGGAGCAGGAGGACACAGAGGGAGAAGACCCGATAGAGTTTTTGGATGAAGAGGAGGGCGACCTTTTGGAAGATGGGGGGGAGTTATTTTAATTATGATATAATTATATATGGACTTAATGATTTTAATTGTGGCAATAGTTGCTGTGTTAGGCCTAGTGGCTATTGGCATTATATTGTTACTGGTATCGCGATCTGAGAGGGAGAGCTTGTATAAGCTAATCAAGAGCAGGGACTTGGGGGAGTATGTAATGGCGACCGCACCTGTTGAAAAGCCCGAAGAAGAGCCTGAGGAGGTCGATATACCAGTTGATGAGATACCATATATTGAAGAATCAAAAGAGTAGAGTGTATCGAAAAAGTCGAGGGAGTAACTTTATCTAAAAAGAAATGGCAAAAGGTATTAAAGAGGTCGTTAGAGGCTTGGTAGGTAAGCCCGAGAGAGAAAGCAAGGAAAAGTACGACGAGGCCTACTGGTTGTCGCATACCGAAGCGATGTTTGAAGAGTCTAAGGGTTATCGGAGCACTCATGTTGAAAGGCAATGGTTTATCAATAACAGTTATTACAAGGGCAATCAATCTATTAGATACAACAAATCCACGGGGAAGTTGGCATTTGCCAGTAAAGACCCTATGGACTTCCAGGTTAATCAGATATACGCCACTTGCAGGGCTGTTAGAGGGGCTGTTACAAAGACTGCCCCAACTTGGGATGTAGACGCACTTCCTTACGCGACACTTGATTCAAGGGCCTCCAGGATACTAGGGGAATACCTAGCCTTTGTGTATGATAAGTTACATCTTAAACACTTAGTTAAAAAGGCTGTACTTTATGGTATGTTGTACGGTCAGGGTATATTCCAGTATGGGTATGACGCTGCGGCCGACGAGGGTGAGGGACTACCATGGATACAGGTACTTGACCCATTTGACACTTACATTGACCCATATGCCACCGATATAGACAACGCCAGGTATGTAGTCAGGGTTATATCAAGGCCAAAAGACATAGTAGAGAGAAACCCACATTACGACAAAAAAGTGGTCAAGGAATTAGCCACAACTTCAAAGCAGAGTGAAAGTATGTACAAGGAATTGCTTAATACTAGGGACAGTGATGTGAGTTCCATGTCTGAAAACCTACTCTTACACGAAACCTGGTGTATTACAGAGGACGGGGTAAGGGTAATAACCACTTGCGAAGACAAGATCCTTAGAAACGAACTTACGGCCTTTAAGAAACTACCCTTTGAGCTATACTTCCCAGATGTCACTTTGAATGAACTGTACGGTGAGGGCTGGGTCAAGAACTTAGTCCCACTTAATAAGGCCTTAAACTACTTAGAAAGGTCTATACTAGAGTACAACATCATATTTAGTAAGGGTAAGTACATTACCGATTCCAACTCAGGTATTAAGATAATCAACAACCGAAACGGACAGATATTAAGACACAAGCCTGGGCACACAGTAACTCAAATGGACATGAAGCCAATGAGTTCAAGTGCATTCAGTCAGATAAACAACATTAAGGAGTACATACAAAACATAGGGGCCGCACACGAGGCATTTATGGGCAAGGCTCCAGCAGGGGTTACAAGTGGAATAGCCTTTGACACTTTAGTTGCCAATGCCTACACCAACATTATAGACTTAATCGACAACCTAGCCGATTGCTTAGCAAGACTGGGGGAGGATATATTAGATTTGGGCTATGAGTATCAGTTGATTACCAAGCCATTCAGAACTCAGGGGGGAGAAATGTATGGGCTTATCAGTGGCCAGGTAGGGGAGGAGAATGTCCCTAGGGTAGTCAAGGACGGGAAGGAAGTTATGGGTTATGAACTGGGACAGGGCATTATGGAGATAGTTCAGATACCAAAGAACCCTGAGGTTAAGGTTAGAATTACAAGCGGTGTGGCACATACAAAGGAAGGTAAGAGAGAGATATTGACCATGTTAAGAGGTGGGGGTGATATAAGCAGAAAGACCTTACTAGAGAATTATGACATTGACCCCGAGGAAGAGAAGCAGAGACTAATGGACGAGAAAATGGAAATAGCCGAGTTGCAAATGGCATCGCAACCTCCTGCGCCTGAAGGGCCAATGCCAGGGGAAATGGGAGGAGAAATGCTAGCACAGCCAATGGTCTAAAATGGCTTAGTAAAACTTGTGGCTTTTGAGTAGGGGGTCTCCTCGAACCCTCTACGCAGAGGCTATAAGTGGGTATGCTATAATTAAGTAGAGGCCACAAGCCTACTAGCACCATGGGGTGAGTTCTTTATATAAGTTTATCCGCCCAGTCGAGACTGAACTCGTTAAAATGTGGGTAACACTATGGATAATGAGGAAATGGATGTAACAAGCACAGAGACAACTGTGGACACTTCATCCGATGTCAAACAAACAGCACCTGAGGCTTTAGATTCTGCAGAGGTGCAGTCAAATACCGAAAGTGATGGTGAGGAATCAAGGGGTAATAAAATACCTTACGATAGATTCCAAGAGAAGGTCAATGAGCTCAATCAAATGAAAGAGCAAATGGCCGAGTTGCGAGCCAAAGCAGAGATTGCTGATAGGTTAAGTCAGGCTATAAATCCACCACAAGTGGATGCCAGACAGAAGCAATTAGACGCAGCAAGACGCGAACTGGAAGCCATGGGATATGTGGATAAGTCCACAGTAGACCAGCTATTCGAGCAGAAGCTAAGTGAGTACAAATGGCAAGAGAGATTTGTCAATCAGATGGATCAACTCAGCAAGAAGTACGACGGCAGTAATGGGGGTGTAAAGTTTGAAGCCGAGAAGGTCGCAGCCTTCATGGACGAACAGACCGCCAGAGGGAATGTAATAACAGACCCTGAAATGGCCTTTAAGATGATGAATCTTGATAGGCTAGTCGAAGACAAAGCTAAAGCTCAGAAGTCTAGTACATACAGTGAGGCACCAGGAAGGCCTGTACACGAAGAGACAGACCAAAGAAAAGCGGACTTGGTGGCGGCAGCGAAGACTGGGAGTATGAGCGAGTTCTTAAAGAAGTACGCCAATATTCCCGATTAAATCGAGGTTATTTATTTTAGTAATTTATTAACATGTCAGTACATACAACTTACGGTGTACAAGCCAACCATGAGGACCTGACAGATGTTTTAGTAATGATGGGTCAAATGAAGACACCATTGTTTTCTAATCTTCCAAAGGTGAAGGCAAAATCAGCCCTTCATGAATGGCCAACAGTATCATACGCAGATGCGGCAACCAACGCGCAGGTTGAGGGTTTTACTTATTCATTTAGTGCATTAACATCTCCTTCAAGGGGACAGAACTACACTCAAATCTTTGGTAAAACAGGTCAAGTATCCAAAACTCAGAGAGCCTCAGACCCAGCAGGGTACAAGGACGAGTACGCTTTCCAAGTTGAGAAAGCACTTAAAGAGATTGGAAGAGACATTGAGAAAGCCCTTATCAACGGAACAGGAGCAGTGTCTGGTGGAACTGGTACAGCTAGAGAGTTAAAGGGTGTATTAGCTTGGATTACAACCAATGTATCAACTGGTACAGGAACTGGAAGAGATATTACCGAGTCCGAGTTAAATGGAATGCTTGCCGATATTTATAAGGCAGGTGGTGATCCAGATACAATCTTGGTATCTCCTAAACAGAGAAACAAGATGTCCGCACTCTTTGACGATTCAAGGAACTACGTTGATTCAGTCAAGAAGTTTACATCCGCAATCGCAGTTTACGATTCTAACTTTGGAGTATTACAGGTAGTCTCAGACATTCACATGCCTGATGATGAATTAGTAGCTTTGGATTCTTCCACATGGAAGATTGCACAGCTTAGACCTGTCGCAAAGGAAGAGACCGCTAAGACGGCAGATGCAGACGGATTTGCAGTAGTTGGCGAACTCACATTGGCAGCTTACGCTGAGAAATACAATGCGAAAGCCACAGGACTTGCAAGTTAAGTTCTTTAAGGTAAAGGGGGCTTCGGCCCCCAAGCCTTACTAATTTTAGTTAAGGTCGAGGAAATGACAGCAGAGCAGTTACTAGGAGATTTAGCCCCCAAGAATGAAGAGCAGGTTAAGGTATTTAACGAAGCCGTGGGTAGGCTTGTAGAGAACATTAAGCGACAGAAGAGTGAAATGGCTAGTGGTAT